TCCTATGGAACCGATGAGAAAACGGGCAGTTTTAGACTATGACGAAATTTTTGAGGATAGTGATTTAGATGACTAATAGAGCAAAAGAACTGGTAAAGTTGCTTGAAAGATTGAGTAAACAAGATCATCTTTATTCTGATGAACAACTTAAGCAAATGAAATCACAACTGCGAGTTGTAAAACAAGAACTTGCAGAACTTGAAGCAAAAACATCAAAAGGATTTGGAAAGAAATGAGACCTATTAAAGCAAAAGATCTTCTTGAACTTGATAAGAGACTTGAAGTAGTAAAACTTCAAGGATATCCAATTCCAGAGCAGGTAATTTACCAAGCAGGAAAGTGTGACTATTCGGAAATTCCTATTCATCATCAACAAATTCCTACACCGCAAAAGTGTGGTGAGTGGATTGTGGAGCAACTCCTAAGCAACGAGAGAGGGCACTGGGGACCTGTAGAACACCCCGGTATTACATTCTCGGTGTCTGGGTATGTCCACAACGTTATGGTGCAAGCAAGGACTCACAGGGTAGGTGTGACGTTTGATGTTCAATCTCAACGATACACTGGTAAGAGAGATGTGAAGGTGGCACAAGGAGAATTGAAACCTGATGAAGTTTTCTATTCTCGTCCTCTTGGTTTCTATACCAATCGTAAGGGTAAGAAGTATGAATGGACTCAAGAAGATTATGATGATGAGATGAAATGGTATGTAGAAGGATGTAAGCGTTATGCTGTGAAGTATGAAAAGGGAATGTGTGAAGAACATATTCGTGATGGTCTAGCACAAGGAATTCGTCAAAACTTTGTAGTTTCTTGCAATCTTCGTTCTATTCTTCATATTCTTGATCTTCGTGCTAAATTAGATGCTCAACTTGAAATTCAGGCATTATGTGAACAAATTGCTCCAGAAATTCAAAAGTGGGCACCAAATGTTTGGGGTTATTATGAAGAGAAGCGTCTTCATAAGGCACGTCTGAGTCCATAAATATTTTTGTAAATTATTATAACTTATGCCTACTTATAGATTTGAGAATACGGAAACGGGTGAAATCTTTGAGAAATGGATGTATATGGCAGACAAGGACCCATATCTCAAAGAAAACCCTCATATCAAAGCACTCATTCCAACACAAATGAATGTTGGTGAAGTAGGTGATTGGCGGAATAAACTAACCTCCAAGCACCCTTCGTGGAACGATGTCCTAGGTCGTGCCCAAAAGATGCCCGGATCAAAAGTACAAAAACTCTAAACACTTATGGCAAGAAGAAAAAGAGCAGAGCAACCAATCGGTGTTGGTCTTACAACTCGTCAGGCAAAGCGTAAAAAACCGTTAAGTTCTGAATATCTAGTAGATATTGATCCACTTACCGAAAATCAAAAGAAACTTTTCAATTCTTATGCCGCTCAAAAACATTTAGTTGCTTATGGGTGTGCCGGAACCGGTAAAACTTTCATTACTCTTTATAATGCTCTTCGTGAGGTTTTGGATGAAAGAACACCTTACGAAAAAATCTACCTTGTTCGTTCTTTAGTTGCCACACGAGAAATTGGATTTCTTCCCGGTTCTTATGATGACAAGTCAGATATTTACCAGATTCCTTATAAGAATATGGTGAAGTATATGTTCCAACTTTCAAATGATGTTGAATTTGAGATGCTTTATGGCAATCTTAAGTCTCAAGAAACCATTAAGTTCTGGAGTACTTCATTCCTCAGAGGAACCACGCTTGATAATTCTATTATTATTGTGGATGAGTTCCAAAATATGTCATATCACGAACTAGATTCTATTATCACTCGTGTTGGTGAGAACTCTAAGATTATGTTCTGTGGAGATGCGTCTCAGAGTGACCTTCAGAAAACAAATGAGCGTAATGGAATCGTTGATTTTATGACAGTATTGCGTAAAATGCCATCTTTTGATATAATTGAATTTGGTGTAGAAGATATTGTTCGTTCTGGACTTGTCAAAGAATACATTATAGCGAAAATGGAAGCAGGTTTTTAATGTTCAAACATGTTGAATTGGAATTACCCCAACTCGAAAGAGAAACGATTGATGGGGTAAGATATTATAAAGTTCCTGATGATGGTGAATTACTTAAATTAGTTTCAATCACTTCTGTAACCAGTTATAAAAATCGCCAGATATTTATTAACTGGCGAAAAAAGATTGGTGAAGAAGAAGCAGATAAAATTACACGACAGGCAACAAGTCGTGGAACAGATATGCATACACTGGTTGAAAATTTCTTAGATAATAAGGAACTTCCAAAAGTTCAACCACTTTCCGATTTTCTGTTTAAAATTTCTAAGACTACTCTTAATCGTATAAATAATATTCACGCTCTTGAAGGTTCACTTTACAGCAAACAATTAGGAATTGCTGGAACCGTAGATTGTATTGCTGAGTTTGATGGTGAATTAGCAATAATAGACTTCAAAACTTCTAAAAAAGCAAAACCCCGTGAGTGGATCGAACATTATTTTGTTCAATGTATGGCTTACGGATGTATGCTTTACGAAATAACTGGTATTTCAGTTAAAAAACTTGTAATTATTATGGCTTGCGAAAATGGAGAATGCGTCGTTTATGAAGAAAGAGACAAATCAAAGTACATCAAACTACTCACCGAATACGTTAGAGAGTTTGTTAGAGATAAGTTGGAATTCTATGGAAAATGATAAAGAACTAGAAAAAGCGATTGAGAGTAAGTTTTTAACTCCTTCTAAATTCGCTCTCGAAATAGAGACAATTGTAGCATCTGAAAATATGAATTATATTGATGCAATTTGCTACTATTGTGAAATTAACACTCTTGATGTAGAATCCGTTACGAAACTGATTTCAAAACCACTTAAAGAAAGACTAAAGCATGATGCCATTAGTCTCAATTTTATGAAGAAAACTTCCCGCGCTAAGTTGCCTATTTAATGTCTCCTTTTGAATGCTATACACAATATCTTGGTCTTAAGAACCATTTTTGCAATCCCAAGTATGATTACTTCAAGTATCATAAAAAAACAAGAGCATCATTAACTTCGTTCAATAAACGCAAGGACAAATATTTTTTTGAGAAATCAAGTCGTAAGTATTCTGACGACCAAATAGTCAACTTTTTTGTATCAAATTTTATTGCTGCCGACAACCCACAGAACTTATGGATTGGAGAAATTATAAATTCTGGCGAAAGGACATACGCCGAGTGGATGAAACGACAGCAGAGTTTGAGTTACTTGTTCAAAGAACAGTCGGAAGAATTACTCTCACAAACAAAATTAGAGGATGTCTTGAACTGCTCCAGTGGGCATCCACCCGTTCTAAAAAAGTTCCTGAGTGGGAAAATTAGTATAGAAACACTGGTGATTTTTGATAAAATATTCCAGTTCGGGAATAAATTTGACAAGAAAATTCTAGATCCTGTGTGGGAAACCGTAAGTCATAAAATTAAAAAATATAATCCATTTCTAAATATTGATGTGTTTCAGTATAAAAAAATTTTACGGGAAATTGTAAATGAGTAGCTTTTTTGATTCTGATATTATTCAAGATGAACTGAAGGAAATTAATAAACTTCAGGAAGATCTTTACGGAAGTATTCTTTCTTTTGGTATGATGTCCCGTGAGACTAAAATAGAACACATTGAAAAACTTGAAATGTTGCTTGAAAAGCAACGTGTAATGTATACAAGACTTTCTCTTTCTGATGATCCACAAGCGGTTGAAATGAAAGAGAATCTCCGCAAATCAGTCGCTTTAATGGGATTCCCACCAGAGACTGATATGAATATTTTATTTACTTCTATGAATAAAACAATTGAGTCTCTCAGGCAGTATCTTGACCGCTGAGAGATTTTTTGCTATAATATCTAAGTAAATCTCCCGAATCCAAACTATCCGAGGAATCTAAATGTCTTTTTCAGACCTTAAAAAACAATCTAAACTTGGTAATCTCACCGCTAAACTGGTGAAAGAAGTTGAAAAAATGAATACTAGCAGCGGTTCGTCTGAC